ATAAAAAAGTGAAAGTCCCTAACCTACAACGAACCGAATTCGAGAGCTATATATAAATTCCTCAAAAAATTTTTCAGAGTAAAACCCCCCTTTATTACTTTTCATGCAAGAGATAGATTTTTTTAGGACACCGTATTTCTTATTCAAATCAGATAAAAAATTTGCTGAAAAAATTTCTGATGAAATCAAAGATATATTAAAGGATAAAGAAAAAATAGATTATGTAAATTATATAAAGGAGAAAGAAAAATCAGATAAAACCCCCATTCAAATAACTGGTTTAGATTTCAAAGTCCAAACTAGTGCAGGTGGATTTACTAGTAATAATGGAAAAGATACTAAACTAGAAAATATTCCGAGTAAAATAAGAAAACATATAATCGAAAATATAAAACAAATTCCCCTTACCTTAGAGTTTCGAGATGTATGGACTAACATAACATCTTATGATGATTATAATAGATGCCATCATCATAAGATTGAAGCTGATCTAGTATTTGTTTTATATCTAACCCAAGGAACTCTATGGATACAAAATCCAAACAATAGAGTAAAACTGGATACTTATTATAATCATGTAGGATCTTCATTATCTCTTGACTTTAATATAGGTGATATGATAGTATTTCCTAGTGACATACATCATTGGGTAGAACCTTTTGATGGGGATTATGATAGAATTACTATAGCAGGTAATCTGAGTATAAATTAAATAAAGACCTTTTTAAAATGGATCGATCTGAGATTACAACTTATCACATATATGCAAAGGACAAATGCTTGTATCATAATTTAAAGCAAGAAGAATTTGAAGAGACATGGGAGATGTTAAATGTAATGGTAGGATTATTAAAGACAGACTATGAAGCAGAAGATTTAAGTTATGAGAAAGCAGCACCTACAGTTGGAGTTGGTGGACCTGTGAGAATATACGCAGAACCACAAGGAGAAGATTCTTATTAATGGATTATTTAAATTATAATAATGAAAATTCACAAGTTGTATTAGATAAAGTATTTTGTACTCCTTTATGGTCTTTTGTTGGTAATAAACTACCAAAGGATATTGATAAATGGGCTTTTGATTATATGGAAACTCATCCATCAACTATTAAAAGTAATAGGAATGGATATCAAAGTCCTCAAAGACCTATAGACGAATTTCCATATAAAGATTATCTATTGAATAAATTAAAATCAGAATTTAGTGAATTTCATATAACTGGGTGGTGGGTAAATATAAATCCAAAAGGAGGATATAATACACAACATACACATCCAGGTTGTGATCTAGCAGCAGTATGGTATATTACGGATAATCATGGTTTATTATTTCTTCATGATACTAGTATTAACAGTAGAAGTGTTTTGTTTAGTCAAGTTATGGCAAAATATAATGAAAGTCTTTCAAAAACAATAACTGCTAAGAAAGGTGATATATTAGTATTTCCAGCAGATCTACCACATCATGTAGAAGAGCATACTTTAGATGAACCTCGTATTTCAATTTCTTTTAATATGTCCCATAAATGTCATTCAGAAATTTCTGAATTATACATGTAGTTAATAGTACGGTTTTCTTTTTTATATTGACATATACATAATAATACTCTATAATTGAAATGAAGTAATTACAAGTTATGGCAAAAGGATTTACTGTTAAGGCCAAGAACCCTATTTCTAAGAAAGCACCAGAGTGGGATATTCCTGCTATCAAAGAAAGAATGAAAGGTAAGACAATTGTATTTTGTCTACCTGGCAGAGGTTGTTCATATACTTTTTTAAAGAACTTTGTACAACTGTGCTTTGATATGGTACAGTCTGGAATGAGTATTCAAATATCACAAGATTATTCATCTATGGTGAACTTTGCAAGATGTAAGTGTCTTGGTGCAAATGTTCTTCGTGGACCTAAGCAGATACCTTGGGATGGTAAACTAGAATATGATTACCAACTCTGGATTGATAATGATATTGTGTTTACTGCTGAGAAGTTCTGGCAGTTATGTGATCTAGCAGTCCCTGCGGAAGGTGAGGAAAGACAGATCGCAGCTGGCTGGTATGCTACAGAAGACGGACATACTACCTCAGTTGCTCACTGGTTGGAAGAGGATGACTTCCGTAAGAATGGGGGAGTTATGAATCACGAGACTGTTGAGTCTATGGGCAAGCGCAACAAGCCTTTCACAGTTGACTATACTGGTTTCGGTTGGTTATTAATTAAGAAGGGTGTATTTGAGAATCTCGAATATCCTTGGTTTGCTCCTAAGATGCAAGTCTTTGAATCTGGTGCAGTACAAGATATGTGTGGTGAGGATGTGTCTTTCTGCCTAGATGCTAAAGAGCAAGGTATTGAGACATGGTGCGACCCTCGCATACGTGTAGGGCATGAAAAGATGAGGGTAATTTAATGGCATTTTTTATTAAAGAAAATTCTTCTGGTTTTTGGTATACTAAAGATGGTGATTTAACCGCTAATAAAGAAGCAATTGAAAACCTTTCAGTCGATATTAATCTCTCATTAATTAGACATGGTTATTCAACTGAGAGTGAAGCAAATTCTGCAATTACCTCTTTAGGTTTAAGTGGTGTAACGGTAGTAGAGGAGTAATTTAATGGCAAAAGCAACGCAAGGGGCATGGGGAACCGTCAAACTCGTCTCGATGCCCAAAAAAACTCGTCAAGGACGCTCGGCTAACACACTCCTATCCGCAACTTCTCGCAATAAAGCAAAAAAGAAGTACAGAGGACAAGGCAAATAAATTAAGGGGGGAGCAATCCCCCTATTTTTTTAGTTAATTATGAATGATTTAATTTACGTTAAAAAAGGATGTGTTCCAAAAAAACATTGTGACCTTCTAATAAAGAACTTTGAATTAAATAAGAATTATGTTCCAGGTACTGTAGGTCGTGCTAGTGAAAATAATACTAAACTTAAAGCATGTGTAGAAGAATTTATAGATATTAATAATGGAAATTCATATGATAAACTATTTTGGTCATACTTAAATATTGCATGTGGGGAATATATTAGGAAATACCCTTTTTTAGAAACACTTAACCCTTGGGGGTTTTTTGAGACTTATAAATTACAAAAATATAAACCAAATGAGGGATATTTTGATTTACATGCTGAAGTTACAGGTGGTGAGGAAACTCAAGGAGAAGCAGCAAATAGAATGTTGGTATGGATGATATATTTAAATGATGTAACTGAAGGTGGATATACTATATGGCCAATTCAAGAAAGAACAATTGCACCTAGATGTGGGGATATTGTAATTTGGCCTGCTTTTTGGACTCATCCACATAGAGGAATTACAAGTAAAACACAAACCAAATATATTTTAACTGGATGGTGGGAATATAAGAAACTAACTCCTAAAGAAGAAGAAGATGTGCAAGAAGAAATTGATCGTATAAAAGAAGATAAACAAAAAAAACATATTGAATGGTTAAAAGAACAGAATAAAACATGTTAAATAGTAAAAACATACTAAAATTATGGAAAAATCCAAGAAAAAGATGTTAAGAGAGGTTTCACATGACCGTCTTACTCCTAAAAAACGTGATGATTTAGTGCAAAGTGAAATATTTGGAGATTTTGAAGAGGATGAACTTGAATATGACGATCAAACTATGATTATTTGAAACAATCGTTTGCAATCCTTAATAAATAAACAATAATCGCCATATTAGCGTGCCAATAGAACGGGTTAGTCAAGGTTTTAAAGACATTAGCATGACATTTCAGTCTAATCCACTGAATAGTGACCTCATTGCGATTAAAAATGAAAATGCTATTGCCCGTTCTTTGCGAAATATTGTCTTTACACTACCTGGAGAGAAGTTTTTTAATGAATCTTTTGGTTCAAGAATCACCGAATCTCTTTTTGATAACATAGATGATATAACTTCTTCTATTATTGTTGATGAAATTCGTGAATCTATCGAAAGATATGAATCAAGAGTAGAATTGAAAGATGTAAAAGCATATCCTGATTATCAAAACAACGGTTTTGATGTAATTATTACGTATGATATAGTTGGAACAGAAACTCCAACTCAAGAATTACAATTTGTTTTGCAGTCAAGTAGGTAAAAATGCCATTAGCTAACTTTTCTAACTTGGATTTCGACCAAGTTAAGTCAACTTTACAAGAATATCTTAAATCTAACTCGAATTTTACTGATTATGACTTCGAGGGGTCTAACCTTTCGACGATTTTAGATGTTCTGGCATACAATACATACATTACATCATATAATGCTAACATGATCACCAATGAGGTGTTCATCGATACTGCAACTTTAAGAAAAAACATCGTTTCATTAGCAAGAAACATAGGTTATACACCCCGTCCAAGGCAAGCAGCAAGGGCAACAGTCTCCTTCTTTATTGATACTAGTGGAATTCTTCCTGCACCTGCTTCTGTAACCCTTAAAAAAGGTCCAGTAGCAGCTTCAAGTGGATCTTTTGGTGGTCAATCTTTTATTTTTTCAATTTTAAGTGATATTACAGTTCCTGTACTTAATGGAATTGCAACTTTTAATGATGTTGAAATATATGAAGGTACATTATTAACTCAAACTTATACTTATTCTGCAAGAATCCCAAATCAGAAATTTATTTTACCAAATATTGGTGTTGATACTGATTTAATTGCAGTTGCCGTTAATCCAACTGAAGCTTCAGCAACAGAAACGAAATATAGTTCTCAAGATAGTCTTTTTGACGTAAAATCTGACTCAAAAGTTTATTTTTTACAAGAAATAGAAGATGAAAGATATGAAATATTTTTTGGAGATGGAATTTTTGGAAAAAAACTGGAAGATGGTAATTTTATAACAATTAATTACATTACTTCTAATGGTGATGCTGCAAATGGAGTAAGTTCTTTTAATTTTTCAGGAAGAATTCAATATACACGTAATGGAAACACGTATAATGTTACAACTGGCATTTCTTTACTTACGACTGGTATAATTGCTTCTGGTGGAGAGACAATTGAGTCTGTAGAGTCGGTTAGAAAGTTTGCTCCACGAATTTATGCTTCTCAAAACAGAGCAATTACTGCAAATGACTATGAAACATTAATTCCAGCAAAAATTTATCCCGAAACTGAATCAATTTCTGTTTTTGGAGGTGAAGATCTGATTCCTCCCCAATATGGAAAGGTCTTTATAAGTATAAAACCAAAAACTGGTGATTTTCTTCCAAATTTAGTCAAAGAGCAGTTAAAATTAAAATTAAAGAAGTATGCAGTAGCAGGAATTGTTCCAGAAATACTTGATTTGAAGTATCTTTATCTTGAGGCAGATTCAAAAATATATTTTAATTCAAATTTGGCAGAATCTGCAGCATCTGTTTCTAGTGTTGTTCAAAATAATGCTAATAAGTATGCAGAATCAACTGAATTGAATAGGTATGGTGCTAGATTTAAATATAGTAAATTTTTATCTCTTATTGATAAAAGTAGTGAAGCAATTACTTCAAATATTACTACAATTAATATGAGAAGAGATTTAAGAGTTGTTTTAAATTCTTTTGCAGAATATTCAATTGGTTTTGGTAATGAATTTCATATTAAAAGAATGAGTGGATATAATATTAAATCGTCTGCATTTAGAATTGCAGGAATAATGGATGATATTTATATTGGGGATATTCCAAATACCAATAGATTAACTGGATCTTTATTCTTCTTTACGGTTCCTTCAATAGATTCCACATCACCTACTATTGTAAAAAGAAATGTTGGGACTATTGATTACAAAAATGGAGTTGTTACATTAAATCCTGTTAATGTTCAATCAGGAATGCTTAAAGATGGTCAAACTATTATTGAAATATCAGCATCTCCTTCTTCTAATGATGTTATTGGATTACAGGATCTTTATTTGCAGCTAGATATTAATAACAGTAACTTTGAAACCGTGGTTGATGAAATTGCATCTGGACTTAATCCTTCTGGTTCTAATTATATCACAACATCGAGTTATGCTAATGGTAATTTAGTACGTCCTGGAGGACGTAATAGTAATACTGCTAGAAATACTTCCGTAACACCATCAACTTCTTCAATTTACTAAGATAGAAAAATTATAAAATGTCTACAAAAAAAATCCAATTTAATAACATAGTTCAGAATCAACTTCCACAGTATGTGGTAAGTGATTATCCTTTAGTATCTGAGTTTTTAAAATCATATTATCAGGGTCAAGAGTATCAAGGTGGTCCTATTGATCTAGTACAGAGTATTGATGATTATACGAAAGTTGATCAACAAGTTGGACTTACCGAATATGTTGGATTGGGTGCTACTATAGGAGTTTCAGATAATACTATACAAGTTGATATGTCGAAAAATCCAACAGGAACGTTGGGTTTTCCAGATTCTTATGGATTGATAAAAATTAATGATGAAGTTATCACATATACTGGAATAACTACTTTTGCTTTTACTGGATGTGTTAGAGGATTTTCTGGTATTACATCTTATCAAAGTCCTACTGATCCTGAAGAATTAGTATTTGAATCTACAAGTGCAAAGAAACATAGTAAGGGAGATCAGATACAAAATTTAAGTTCTCTTTTTCTTCAAGAGTTTTTAGTTAAAACTAAACATCAACTTACTCCTGGATTTGAATCAAGAAAACTTTCTTCAGATTTAAACCAAAATATTTTTATAAAACAATCTAAAGATTTTTATGCAAGTAAAGGAACTGATAGGGGTTTTGAAATTTTATTTAAAGCTTTATATAATGAAGATGTAAAAATTATAAAACCTTCTGAATTTCTTTTTACACCATCTAATGCAAATTATAAAATTACAAAGGATTTTGTTGTAGAGCCAATATCTGGTGATCCAATGAATCTTGAATTATCTACTTTATTTCAAGATCCATATGAAGATGAAAATATTGAAAGAGCCTATGCACCAATAGCTCATGTTGAATCTATTAATGTTAGTGCAGGAACTACATTTTATAAATTGAGTATTGATGCTGGATATAATAGAGATTCTAGAGTAGAAGGATCTACATATGGAACTTTTGTTACTTCTCCAAGAACAAGAGTAATTGGTGAAGTTGGCGCAGGTTTTACTGTTGTTGATGTAGATTCAACTGTTGGGTTTGGAAGTATTGGTGAATTGTATTTTAAATATATTGATAATAGTGTAGGGGTAAGTTCATATACATCAAAAAGTTTAACTCAATTTTATGGACTTAGTGGAATTGGAAAAACGATATTAAGTGGAGAAACTATTGGTATCAATACTTTTGCATATGGAAAATCTGTTCTTGATCAAGATGAAACTATTGAAGTAAGAATTACATCAGTTATTGATAATCTTGATTATGAAAATACTAATTGTCTTTTTGAAAAAGATGATACTGTAAAAATTAAAACTTTAGGAATAGGTGATACTGGATTTAAACTAAAAGAATGGTTTTATAATATTGCTCCTGTATATCAGGTTGAAAGTATTTCTTTAAAAGATACTTCTGACTGGACATATGAAATTATATTAACTACTGATCATGATTTCAAAGTAGGAGATAAATCAGTTGCAATATTAGTTGGTAGTGATGGACGCAATTTACCTGTTTCAGATATAACACAATTAACTTCTTCCCGTGGATTTATTATAAAGGGACAGGGTGAAATTGATACAAGTTTAAATTATACAATAGAAAGGCAAATTTTAAAAGCAAATGCTATAAATTTCCCACAAGTAAGTGATTATTCTACAAACGTACAGAATGTATATAAGGAGAAAGGAACAAATAAGTTACTTATATCATCCCCATCTATTCCAACATATGGATCTCAATCACTTGGACTTAATGATGGAAAAATTGTTTTTAGTGGAAGTTTTAGTGGTGATGAATATCAAATCATAACAGATGCGACAAGAAGTCCATCTGGAGTTCCTATTGTTGATCATGGATTCTATACTGGTGATGCAATTTATTATACTCCGCAGATAATTAATGATGTTTATATTGATCCTACTAGTGGAACTTCTATAGACAATTTTGTTGTTAAGTCATCTTTAATGGATGAGGGTCTTTATTTTGTAAAGAGAGTAAATGAAACAACTCTTAAATTTGCAAAGAGTGGTTCTGATCTTTATAATGAAAAATTTGTTAATATTAGTACAGATGGAGCAAGAACTGGTATTGTAACTGATAATAAGATTTCACCATTTAAATTTAATAATAAGACATTAACTTCACAAAAATTATTAAGAGAAGTATGTCCTCCTGAAAATAGTGGAACTGTATATGAAACAACTCCTGGACATACTGGTATACTGGTAAATGGTGTTGAAATTTTAAATTACAAATCTTTTGATCAGGTTCATTATGGAGAACTTAAAAGTATAGATGTTCTTGCTGGTGGAAGAGAATATGATGTAATTAATCCTCCATTTTTGCATATTAAAGATTCTGTTGGTACAGGAGCTACTGGATATGTTGCAGTATCTGGATCTTTAAGAGGTATGAGGATTGTTGATCCAGGATTTGATTATAAAGAAACACCTACGATAAAAATTACTGGTGGAAATGGATCAGATGCTAATGTATCTGTAAATATGGAGTCTATAGATCACTTTGCTTCTTTTGAAGCAGATTCTCCTAGAATAGGTCTTGAGACAGATTCTTCGTTACCTTCTACAATTGGATTTACTACTTATCATAAATTTAGAAATGGAGAGCAAGTTATATATGTTACAGATAATCAAAAAGTTATTGGTGGATTGACTACTAGTGCAACTTATTATGCTGCACTTGTTGGAACTGGCGGGACTACTATCAGACTCCATAAAGATGAAGCAGGGGTTCTTGCTGGTATTAATACAATTGCATTAACTTCTAAAGGAATAGGAAAACAATCTATAAAATCTGTTGAGAAGAAATCTATTGTTGAATCTATTAATATACTTTCTGGTGGAACTGGATATCAGAATAAAAAGAGAACGGCTGTCCCTTCTGGTATTAATACTTCTTTAAACTCCATAAAAATTGAAAATCATGATTATGAGTCTGGAGAGATTGTTACTTATACTTGTGAGGGAACTCCTATAGCAGGTCTTACTACTTCTACTGATTTTTATATAACCAAAATAGATAATGATAACTTTAAACTTTCAAGTGTTGGTGTAGGAACTACTAGTAGTGATTTTTACTATAAAACAAAACAATATAGACCTCTTACCAATATTGGTGTAGGAACACATAATTTTAATTATCAAGATATTACTGTAAGTATTACAGGAGATGTTGGTATTTCTTCTATTGGATCAGATACATTTGAACTTAAAGTTCAACCAATAATTCGTGGTGAAATAACATCTATTCATTTATCAAATAATGGAGTTGGATATGGAGCATCTGAAATTATTAATTTTGTTAGAGAACCAGAAATAACTTTATTATCTGGATCAGATGCACAACTTACACCTGTTGTTGGTAGTAATGGACAACTTATTGAAGTAATCGTAGAAAATAAAGGTGCTAATTATAATTCACCACCAGATTTACAAATTAATGGTGATGGTGTAGGTGCGGTATTAACACCCAAATTAAAAATAGTTGATCTTAATGGAAATGCTTCTTCTATTGGTATAGGAACAACTGTTAGTTATGTTTTAGATAGTGTTAGTATAATTCATAAGGGAGCAGGTTATACTAAAGATAATACATCTATTGATGTTATTTCTTCAGGTTCAGATAGCAAAACCCGTTCAAATATTCAAAAATGGAATGTTAATTTATTTGAGAAATATTATCAAACTGAACAAATTACTGATGATGATGGAATTATCAAGGATGGTGATATTGGATTGCAGTATAACCATTTATATGCACCTCGTAAATTAAGACAACTTGTTTATTCAACTAATCAAGAAGGGCAATCTTTATATGGAGAACCAGATTTAAGAAAATTTAATGGTCAAGAAATTCCATCAGATAATCACTCTCCAATTATTGGATGGGCATATGATGGTAATCCAATTTATGGTCCATATGGTTATGTTAAGAGAGCAGGTGGTACTGTAACTCAGATGAAATCTGGTTATATTGAAGAAGCGGCAATTAAAGAAAATAGACCACCATTAAGTGTTTTCCCTGCAGGATTCTTTACTGATGATTATACTTACAAAGCAGTATCTGATGAATCTGTTTTAGATGAGAATAATGGAAGATTCTGCGTAACTCCTCAATTCCCAAGTGGTACTTATGCTTACTTCACTACAATTGATAATTCTGGTGCGGAGCAAGGTGGGCAATTTAATACTTATAAATTACCTGTTTTCCCATATTTAATTGGTAAGAATTATCATTCAACACCAAATGATTTTAATTTCTTATCTACATCAAATCAAGATGATTATAATTTAGATGGTAGTAAGTGGTGTAGAAATACTACTCCATATAATTTGATTTATGATGATAAGGTATATTACCCATATATGCCATTACCTAATAATTTATCCCAAAGTATAGATGTTGTTGGAACTCAACCAGGATTTGTTGATACTATTGGAATTGAAACAGGTGGTAAGAATTATCAAATCGGGGATAAAGTAGTATTTGATAATACAGGCACTAGAGGATATGATGCATCTGCTACAGTTTCACGACTTCTTGGTAAAGCAGTAAGTAGTGTAAGTGCTGCTACAAGTAGTATAACAAATGTAGAAATTTATCCTTCAAGTCAAAAAGGAATTTATAGTATTGTTTCCGCAGAACCCCATCAATGGGTTAATAGAGATATTATTACAGTTACTGGATTATCTACAACTTCTTCTGAAATAGGTGGTGTTTATAATGCTGGTATTACTTCCACAAAACTTAGTGTAACTGGATTAGGAACTACTGCTGTTGCAATTGGAACTGATGGAGTTACAGGTATAATAACTCATATTGATGTTCGTGGAGATTTATCAAAACTTCAATCTAATGATATTCTTGGAATAGGAACAGAAACATTAAAACTGTTAAATGTAGAACCTCTTCTTTCAAGAATTAGAGTCTTGAGAGCTGTTAATGGTGTTACAGGAGTTTCTCATACTATAACAACAGAAATTTTAGAAAAACCTAGAAGACTTACTGTTAATTCTGGATTTAGTTCTGATTATGAGTATAGAGTAAATCAACAAATTTATTTCAATCCTTCTGACTCTGTTGGTTTAGGTACACGGTCTGGAGTTGGTATTGGTAGCACAATTGTATTCAGCAATCCTGGAATTGGATTAACTCAATTATTCATTCAAACAAAAGCAATTTATATTCCTAATCATGGATTAAAGACGGGTGATAAACTAACTTATTCTCCAAATAGTGGAACTGGTCTTAATGTTAGATGGGATGGATCAGATGCTGTTGACACAGGTATATCAACATTTACAGATGGTCAAACACTTTATGCTGCTGCTATTACTAATGACTTAGTAGGTATATCCACTGTTAAGGTGGGTTTAGGTAGTACAGGTACTTTTGTAGGTATTGCAAGCACACAGAGAGGTAGTACAACAGTATTTTTCTCTGGATTGGGTACTGGTGTTTATCATAGTTTTAAAACCAATTATGATGTGATTACTGGAGAAATTCGTAGAACTACTGCAACAGTTTCTACTGGTGAAACTCATGGTTTATTGAATTATGAAAATGTTTATATGGATGTTGTTTCTGGTCTTACAACAACTGTAGTAGTTAAGTATAATGATTATAATAGAAGAATTGTAATAGATCCAAAATCATTTACTGCTTCTGGTGTTAATACCACTACTAATGCATTTACAATAAATGATCATGGATATAATACTGGAGATAAAATTATTCATACAGCATCTACTCCTGTAGGTGGTTTAACTAATAATGGAATTTATTATATTGTAAAAATTGACACTAATACTTTCAAATTAACTTTAACTGAATATGATGCAAAAGAATCAAAACCAGATGTATTAGGTATTACTAGTACTTCTGCAGGAACAATAAGTCCAATCAACCCACCTATAAAAGTATATAAAAATTCTAAAGTTGAATTTAATCTTTCAGATGCTTCTTTGGGATATGTTGCACAATCTACAAATTATCCAGCATTTGCATTAAACTTTTATAGTGATAAAAATTTAACAAAACAATGGGATACTTCTCCTGAATCTACTACATTTAATGTTACTAGAAATGGAACTATAGGAGTATCAACGGATGCTAAGGTGACTTTAGCAGTTACTAAAGATATTCCAGAAAAACTTTATTATAGTTTAAGTCCTGTTCTTGAAAGTACTTTACCATCAACTAAAAAAGGGATAATTGTTGATACTGAAGTTATATCAGGAAATGAAATTCAACTTACTGATAGTGATTATAGTGGTAAGCATAAAGTTACTATAGGAGCTACAAATCAATTCTCATATACATTAAAAGAACCCCCAGAAAGACTTTCTTATGGTACTACCTCATTTGTATCATACGAAACTGACAGTCCAACTGCATTTGGTGCAATTGGTAATTTTGAGATAAAAGATAGAGGTAAGAATTATTATGTTCTTCCTGGTATTTCTACCATTAATAGTGAGGTTGGTAGTAGTGCAATTATTGAAGCAAAAAGTACTTCAATAGGAAAAATTAAAAAATTAAAAGTAAAAGATATTGGATATGATTTCCCATCTGACACTACATTAAAACCAGATGCTGCTTTACCTCAAATTATTAGAATAGATTCATTAATGTCTCTTGAATCTGTTGGAATAACATCTTTTGGAAGAGGATATATTTCTTCTCCAGATTTAATTCTTATTGATGGTAAAACTAATAAACCAATTTTGGATGCTGATTTAAAATATACATTAGGAAATCCTAATGTAGAAATCCTTAAAAATACTAAAGGGATTAGTAATGCTCCTGCTAGAATTATTACTGATAAGAATAGTAATGGTATTGGAATTGCTACTGTTGGATTTAACACAGAAAATTATGATGTAACAGTACAATTATCTGTTGGATTTAGTACCGCAGATACTTTCCCAATCGGAGTTGGTGATAAAGTCTTTATAGAAGGTGTTAGTGTTGGAGTTGGTACAACTGCAAAAGGATATAATTCCCAGAATTATGATTATGAACTTTTTACAATAACAGCAGTTGATCAAAATTATGGTGGTATTGGAACTGTCACATATAACCTTTCAAATCATTTTGTAGGTTTAGCACCTGGTATGAATCCAGGAACATTTGATTTTGTTAATTCATCTGCAAGAATTGTACCAGAAAAATTCTTCCCAACTTTTGATATTAGATTAAAACCTAACGATTTTGCTAATGGTGAAATAGTTGAGGGATCTATTAGTAGCACTAGGGGAACTGTTCAAAATTGGAATCCTAATACTGGTATTTTGAGAGTTACCAATACTGATGGATTTGTGGTTAATGATGTTTTGAAGGGATTGAGTTCATCAACTCAAGGTCTTGCATCATCAATAAAAACTTTTGATTCATATATCAAATTAAATGCAACTTCTAGAGTTGAAAGGGGGTGGGAAACTGATTCTGGATATCTTAATAATAATTTGCAAAGAGTTCAAGATAGTGATTACTATCAAAATCTTTCGTATTCATTAAGTTCTAGAGTTGATTATGAAACTTGGAATAATCCCGTTTCATCTTTAAATCATACATTAGGATTTAAAAAGTTTTCTGATTATCAATTAGAATCTACTGCTTCAACTAGAGTCGGATTATCAACAGAATTATCCGATGTTTCTGTAGTGAATGATATGTATGGTATTGGTAATTTGAATTGTGTATATGATTTTGATTTAGTATCTGAAAATGCTTTGGATATTAATGAGAATGATTCTGTTTCTGATGAGATAACTTTCTCAAGCAGAATATTAAAAGATTATTCTGAATCTGTCGGAAATAGAGTTGTTTCTATTGATGACTTTAGTGGAACATTTAATAGTAATCCAAGAGCAACTCGTTTTAGTACTGTTAATAGTTGGACATTAGCAGATAGAAGAGCATTAAAATATATCACTTATGTAAGAGATAAGAGATTTGGTGCTCAAAGACAATTGATGGTTGTTGATATTATTCATGATAGTCAATTTGGATATATTAACCAATATGGAAGAGTTGAATCTGTATATGATCAGGGAGAATTTGATTTTGCTATTTCTGGTAGTGAGGGGCAATTAAATTTCTATCCTGTAAAATATTCCATTAATGATTATTGGGTTACTGCTCTTTCTTATAATCTTGATGATAATTTATTAAGCACAGGTAGTACTGTAATTGGTAGATCTATAGTTGATTCTGAAAGTGTAACAATAGGTACTGGAACTGGAACAACAACAATTGTAGGTATTGCAAGTACCTATAGATCTGCAAAAGTAATCATTAATATCAATCCAGATATTAGTGGTAAGGAACATGAATATAATCAATTGAATATCATTCATAATGGTGATGAAGTTGATATAATGGAATATGGAAGATTAACTACAGTTAATACTCCCGAAGCAATTGGTGGTCTTGGAACATATAGGGGTTATATTGATGGCTCAGAATTGAAGGTTGATTTTATTGCTAATTCTAGTGTTGGTATAGGAACTACAGGGGTTATTAATACCATTCTTGTTGGTATGGCTGATTCTGCTTATACAGGTATTGGAACAGTTGATCTTAAACATGCAAGATTGGAAAATAGAACAACTGAAATTTCATCTTCTGCTTCACCTGGAGTTACTACTGTTGGAGAATATCCTTCTGATTATGAAGCTGCTTACGGAACTATTCAAGTTACTGATGCAACCAATCAAGGTTATGCGATGTTTGAATATGCTGTAGTTACTGATTATGTTGAAGGAACAAATACCGAAACATATGATGTTGATTGGGGTAATGTTTCTTCAGGAGTTTCTCCAACTGGACTTGGTACTTTTGGATCTAAAGTATCTTCTGCAGGAACTGTTTCTTTACTCTTTACTCCTGCTGCAAATATTAATACACAAGTTAATGTGTATATGAATGCTTTAAGAATACAGGATGATACTAAAGATACTATTGATTTTAATAATGGTGTTATTGAATGTGGTTTTGGTGAATATACAGGAACTGAAAGTGCTGTATTAAGAGCATTTGGATTATCGCATAAAACTGATCCTATTTTCAGAAAACCATTTAATGGTAGTGATAGTGGTATAGTTGATATTACAAATAATAGTATTAATCTTCCAAATCATTTCTTTGTTACTGGTGAGGAACTTGTTTATACAAATCCTGGTACTGGATATACTATGGCACTTGGAATTGCTAGTACTGATGGATTTACTGGAATTGGTACAACTACCTTATTACCAAGTACAGTATATGCAGTTAAGATTGATGATGAAACCATTAAGCTTGCAGAGAGTGTCTCTAAGGCACTTCAGACCGTCCCAGAGGTCGTTGATATCACAAGTGTAGGTATTGGAACTTCTCACTGTTTTAATGCTGTTAATCAGAATAAAAAAGCATTAGTATCAATAGATAATATTCTTCAATCTCCTATTGTTTCAACTTCTGTAACTACTCATTTGTCAGATCAGGTATTCACTACGAGTGATGTTATAGAGTTTGCTGGAATTACATCATTCTATGGTGGTGATTTAATTAAGATTGGTAATGAAATATTGAGAATTGATTCTATTGGTTTAGGTGGAAATGATAATCTTATTAGAGTTAGAAGACCTTGGGCTGGAACTGCTTTAGCTGGTTATGGTACAGGAACTCTAGTTACTAAAGTAGATGGTAATTATAATATTGTTGATAATACAATAAACTTTGTGGAAGCACCTTATGGTAATGTTCCATTAAGTACTGCTACAAATCCACCAGATTCTAGAGATTGGACAGGGATTGCAACTGGATCTAGTTTTGAAGGAAGAACATTTATGCGTTCTGGTGTTCCAGATACTGCAAATGAACCATATTGGAGAAACTATATTTTTGATAGTATTTCTTCTCAGTTTAATGGGCAAAAATCTGAGTTTACTTTAGAATCTGGTGGATCTAATGTTTCTGGAATTGTCACTGATACTGCTATTGTTCTTATTAATGATGTATTCCAAACTTCAGGAGCAACTAATGAATTTACAATAACAGAAGATCCTACTGTTGGTGTTACAACAATTTCATTTACTGGTACTGGAAGTTCAACTTCTGATGTAAATGTTGGAAATCTTCCTAAAGGTGGAATAATAGTTTCTGTTGGGTCTAGTGAAGGTTTTGGATATCAACCTTTAGTAGCAGCAGGTGGTACTGTTACAGTTTCTGCTGGTGGTACTATTAAGTCTATTAGTATTGGTAATACAGGTTCTGGTTATAGAGCAGGTATTCAGACTGTTAATGTTGGCATACAAACTCTAAGTCGTGTTGGTACAAATGTAATTGGAATAGGAACAGCACAAATTACGACTGGACATATTACAGGAATTGCTGTTACCAATATGGATCATCTTTTCTACTCACCTAGAAAAGTTGCAAATGTTGGATATAGTTCAGTTACTGGTATTTCCACAATAACAACACAGACTGATCATGGATTATCGGTTGGTGATGAAGTAAGACTTTCTGGTATTGCATTCACTTGCGATTACGCACCTAGAATGGGTATTCATACTGCAGTCTATGATAATGTTTCTGGTATTATGACAGTTACGACTGCTGTTGGTCATGGATTATCAACTAGTGGTCAGAAGAGTGTTGTTATCTTTACTGGATTAGCATTTACATGTGGTCTTGATGGTGGAGCATCTACTCATTACTATCCAAGGGGTCAGGATTCTGCATATCATACTGCAGTTGAGATTACTAAGGATGGTGCTGAGAAAACTATAACAAATGCAATTTATAATCCCAATACAGGTATTATGACTTGTACTGTTGCTAGTCATGGTTTCTCTAATGGTGATAAAGTTAAGTTTGCACCTAATTCATTAACATTTACTTGTGATAAGGATAATCATGCTACTTCACACACTTATCCTAGAAAATCAGATACTATTGCTAATCAATGGATAACAGTTTCTAATGTAACTACAAATACATTTAGAGTTAATGTTCTTCCTGTAGCACCTTCTACTAATACGGGAGTTCATACCTTTGTTAGCGCACTTGCTAATGGACTTACACATAATGATGGAGATATTGCAATTGATGTAGGATATGCTGCAAATAGTGATCAATTTGTTCATCAATTCGTATCTGCTACTTCTGGTGCTATAGTTGCTGGTGGTTCTTATCCTCACAGATTTGTTGGTTCAGATTCTGCTGCTGTTATTAGTGGTGGTGATTATAATCATACATTTGTAAGTTCTGGTGTTGGAAGTGTAAGTGTAACAGGTATTGGTACAACAACTGCTACTGATGCAACATATAATGCTGCGACTGGAAACTTAGTTCTTACTATTCCTTCTCATGGTCTTTCTGATAGTGATACTATTGGAATTGCCACAGGTGGTATTGTATTTACTTGTTCGATGGATAGTCATACTTCAAATCATGCTTATCCTCGTTCAACTGATCCTATTGCAGGAGTTACTACTGCAATTACAGGATATACAGAAAATACGATTACTGTTTATGTTGGAACTTCTGCAACTGTAACTCATAATGTTAGTGATGCTACTTATAACCCAGATACAGGAGCTTTAGTTCTTTCTATTGCTAGTCATGGATTATCTGCAGATACTAGTGTAAGGTTGAAGCAAGATAGTTTAAGATTTAGATGTGAATTTGATGATTATGCAACAATACATACTTATCCAAGATATACTGATCCAGGATTTAGTACTTCTATTAATATTGACTCAAAAACAGATGATACTATTACTCT